ATCACTCAGCGGCTTGGTGTCGCCGCGTAATTTGAGGTCGAGCTGGGTGTCGAGGCGGTAGACACCGGCGTCAGAAAGGAAGAAAACGTATCGACCGGCGGTGACGATAGAGTTGCGGGCGCTGCACCCGATCTCGTCGGTGACGAGTTCCAGCTTGGCGACCGCCGTGTCGATGGCGAAGTCGCTGCCATTGGTCGCGGGGAATTGCGCCAAGGTAGCGAGCCAGATGCTTTTTCGGCAGAAGACCAGCGCACTGCCTTCGACCCATGGATGCACGGCCATGACAAAGTCTCCGCCACCGGCGCCGGTGCGGAAGGACTGCCAGAATGGATCGTAGAGATCCGCATCGAGGTAGTCAGAGATGGCAACTTGGTCGCGTCCGTCAGGAATGATGAGCCGGTTTTGGATGTAGCTCGCCCAGCCGACCGAGCGCATACGCTTGTAGGTCGGACCTTCCGCTGGCACACCGGCCGCAGCGCGGACGAAGCTGCCGCTGCCGGTCCAGTAGAGCGGCGGCTTGACCCGGCGGACGCGGATGTCGGCAACGGCGTGGGCGGCGGTGCCGGTCGGGACGGTGATCTCAAAGCTGTTGGCGTTGAGGTTCGTGCCGAGCACGCGGAACTCATGGCCGTCGAAGGCTGGCGTGGTGCTGCCCTCGATGCGGACTGTGGCGCCTTGGGGGTAGCCGTGGGTGTTCACGTTGACCGTCGCTGTCGTGCCGCTCACCGCGATGCCCGTGGCGTTGGTCAGCTTTTGCGCGTAGTTGCCAGCCAACGCCGCCTCGCGGAGAATATAAAGTCGGTCGTAAGCCTGAACCACTGAGACCGTGTCAGTCGCCTCCACGGTTTCATCCGGCGAGCTGGGATAGCCCACCGTAACAACGGTGTCTGTCGGCGAAACATTGCGCCAGAGGTAAGCACTGTCGGGTCCGGCCATGACAACATACTCGTTGGCGTTGTCGTAGTTGCGGCTGGCGAATACGCCCGAGGCGAAGATGCCGCCGGTGTAAGTCGTTTTGACCAGCGGCCCCTTGTTGGCGATCAGTGTGCCGGTAGCGTTGGCTGTCGGCGTGCCGGTCATGGTGTATTGGAAGGTCGTGCCGCTGGGGGAGCTGATGACGAAGTCGCCGTTGTAAAGCGCAGCATCCACGCCGGTTGCCCCACGGATGTTGACTGTGGGCGTCCCGGTGTAGCCATGCGCGGCCGTGGTGGTCACGGTCGCCGTTGTGCTGGAGAAAGTGATCGAGGTGATGGCTTTGTCCGCTGCGAGGTCAAAGGAAAGCGTGAGCGGTTCGTCCGCTGTGCTGATGGCATCGGCGAGGCGCTTGGCCCCTTTGCGAGTTTGCGCAACTCCGCGATCCAAGCGCATGTTGACGCTGTCTTGCAGCATTCCGGCGGGCAAGGTCAGCGGGTTCAAGCGAGAAGCGAAGCCGAGGAAACCGTTGTCGCCGTCGCGTTGGACTGGACTTTCTAATGCCATTAGGCGGCGTCCTTCCGGCTGGTCAGGACGTAGCTGACGGTCTTGGCGTTATTGCGCTTCATCTCAGACTCAACGAGCGAGATGAAGGCGGGCCACTGGGCGGGCGGCAGGGTCTGGCAGCCTTCGCTGTTGGTGCGGGTGATTCCGCCGCGATGGATGTTGATGCCGAAGAAGCCGGTCTCTTCGTTGCCGCCGTCACGCTGGACGGTGACTGCATCGCCCTGCACCAGAGCCTTGTAAGGGTTGCCGCTCCGAATGCCGTGCTTGCCCAGCTTGTAGCGGTAGACGCCTGACTTGAGGGATGCGTAGCCTTTGCCGATCTTTGGGTTGATGCCGTAGCGGGCCGGATCGACGTTGGCGTTGAAGGCGGCGTGGACATTGGGCGAAACAAGGATGATGGCGTCGTCATAGATTCCGCGATCCTGCTTGCCCTTGGCGCCCATGCTGTCGCGGTAGTAGCCACGAATGCCGACCAAGCACATCGGATCGCTGACGTTGGCAGCCTTGAGCTGCTTCAGCGTCTCGTCGCGCTTTTGTTGTGGTCGGCTCTTGGGGATCACTTGGTCGGTTCTTTGACAGCCTTCGCGTCGAAGGTCACGGTTGCCTGTTGCTTCAAGAAGTCATACCCGATGGTCACGCAGCCAGCCGCAGCGACAGCCCAGCTCACGGCGAGGATCGCAACTGCAATGGCTTTTGTGACGCGGGTGGGCATGGAGTCAGAGGCGGGCCGAGGCGTCTTTCGCCATGACCAAGCCATAGGCGGCGGTCAGCGAGGCGGCGATGAGGCCGATGTCGGGGATGCTGCCGCTGGCGAGGAACTCTTTGGCTCCGGTGGCGAGGGCGATGATGGCGGTTAAGATGCCGAGGGTCGTTGTTTTCCAGTTTCTCATTTCTTTAGTTCTTTCTGTTTCTTTCTGATGTCGTGAAGGACGCTGATGAGCGTGGCCAGTCCGACCAAAATTCCTATAATAAGTCCGCCTATACGGAGGGTTGCTTCCAAGTGGGGCAGCATGCTGAACACCGAGGAGCCGATAGACGTGGCCGTGCCGATGACGCCTTTTTCGGTCGTTGAAAAATGTGTGTGCCAATACGTCATGGGGCAGTTGAGGGTTGCAAGATGAGGGCTGAGAGTTGTGCTTCTGTCAGTTGCGCGGCGCCCTCGATCTTGCCCGCATCGAAAGCGGAGGCGAGGGCGGCTTGCCAGAGGCAGCGGAAGGCGAGGCGTCCGTCGGTGAGCGACTGGCCGGTGATCGTGCCGTCTGTGAGGCTGGCGGCGCGGATGCGGGTCTTCTCGGCGTCATCGTAATGCCCGCCGATGGTGAGGATGCTGCGTCCGGCGTCGGGCAGTTCTTGGCCATACTGCGCGAGGAGGTCGGGGAACATCGTGCCTACCGCGGCGGCGGGCACGGCGATGATGCGTTCGGTGGTCTCGAAGTTGCTCATGGAAGTCCGAGGCCGGTTCCGAGGGTTTGTTTGTAGAGGGTGTAGAGAGATGGCGTGTTTGCCGCGGTAATAACGCCACAGAACGCCAGCAAAGAACCGTTTTGCGCGCCGCCTGAAGGCGCGCCCATGCGGAATTGGGTCGCGGCCCCAGCGCCGGGATTTATGGTCAATGGCGTTGATCCGTCTTTGCTGTAGGTCGAGGAAACACCGTTAAATCCAACTTGGAAGGCAAACATTACATCATCTGTAAATGTCCCGCCGCTGACGCCTGTTCCGGCAAATATCTGCAAATCTGTGCTGTTGCCATTGTTGTATAAGTGCGTTCTGTCGCCCCCAGCATTGGTTGTGTTGTCATATACAATTCCAGATGTCGCAGACGCGTCCATAGCCTGCACTGAAAACACCGTCAGCGGCTGTGATAGTGGACCAAGCGCGGTTGTTATTCTGCGATTGTTGGCAACCATGTTGACCCCATCCACACCCCAAGTCGGCCCATTGGTCAGCGTCCCATTAAAAGTCCCCAGCCCACCCAGCGAATACGCCGTGGTGCCGGTTCCGGCGTTTTGGCTGCTCCTCAACGGCCAACACACCATCGAGTTCCAAAGGCCCAGCTCTTTGACGCCTTTGACAAAGGCGCTCAGTGCCGCCACGTCGGTGGCGCCGGACGCGGCGGCGAAGGCCGTGGCGTCGGCGTCGTATCCGCGAGCCGGTGTGTTGAGCGACAATGTGGGCGCCAAGATCATTAGGCGGTGTAGGCGATGATGCGGCCGCTGTGCAGGTCGATGGCGGTGAACTTGCCGAAGAGGATAGTGCCTGCCGGGATGACCGGGGCGCTGGCGTCGGTGGTGTTTGCGATGTCGGCGATGTTGCCGGTCAAGGTGTGGAACTTGGCGTCGGCGAGGACTTGCACGGCGAGCCAGTCGCCGGTGCGGGCCGTGGTGTCGGCGATGTAGATGCCGCCGCTCAGGCCGTTGGTGATTTTGTTATTAGGGAAGCCCATGATGTTAGTTGAGAGTTGAGGGTTGAGGGTTGAGGGTTTGGAAAATCCTTCGTTATCTTCGTTATCTTTTGTTCAATATTGGTTGACGCGGGCGGTCCATGTGGATGGCTGCCCTTGCTGAAAGTAATATTTGTCGCGCTGCGAGATCAGCTCGGACTCGGCGAGCTGTTCCATGGCGAGTGCTTTGTCCAGTTGTCCGTCTTCGGTGAGGAGATCCGAGGTCAGGAGGTAGCCGACTGCCTTTGCGATGACGGCGGGCACGGTCGCGGTGAGGTTGCTGGCGCTGTATTCGGTCGGGCGGATGCGGAAGTTGACCCAGACGCTAGTCGGCAGGTCGGTGTCTTCGGGGAAACGAATGGCATCTCCAAGGAGCGTAAAGCCAATGGCGCGGGGCGCGGCGTGGGTTGCAGGGTTGTCTCTTAGGACGCCAAAGACCTCTCCCATGGCGGTCTGGCCGCTCTGCTCGTAGTCAATGTAATATCCGTTCGTAGCGTCACCCTGCACAGTGCGGCTTTCGACGCGCATAAGCTCTGGCCAATCCGCCCACTCCCAGCAGTCGCTGATGCGCTCGTTGGCGGCGGCGGTCATCATGGTTCTGGCGCCGGATGGGATGTTAGAAATATCCGAGCCGTCGTTGCCTGCGCGTTGCCATGCGCGGAGGAGGATAGATTGTAGAGTTACTGTGCGCATTAGCTGTTGAGTGCGTTCATGGCCGACTGGACGGCGGCTTCAAAGGTTAGCGGGGGATTCGGCCAATCGTTACGCGGCGCCGGATCGGCGGCGAACATGGTGAGGATCTGCTGCAAGTAGGCTTCGAGCTGGTCGAGTTCTGCGCAGGTCTTGCCTGCGGCGGCGAGGGACTGGCGCAGATACAAAAGTGTGGGCTGGCGGTCGCCTGCGAGGCCGACACTGCGGAGGTGTTCTTCGGCGGTGACGCTGGGCGGCGGCGTTGCGATCAAGCTGCGGCTGGCGGCGTCCCAGATGAGGCTGCCGTTTTGCAGTCCCTCGCCTTCGGCGTCGGTGAGCGGGAGCGCGGTGATGCCTTCCGGTAGCGGGTCAGCAATGACCGTGCCGATGCTGACGCTTTGGCCTGTCGTGGTGTTATAAAGGAGGTGCCAGTTTTGCATGTTAGGGGATGCCGATGAGGGTGAAGCCGTAGCGGTCGGGGTTGGCGGCGATGTTGT